GGGATTTTGGCAACTTACATGGAGAAAAATACGAGCAAGGGATGTCCGAAAGCCCCCGCAAGGCACGTATCGTTACAAGCCGTAATCAACTTTCATGATCACGTCGCTAGCCTCACATCGAATTAGGTCACCATGGTCCGCCCCCGCAAGGAGGGCGAGAAGTTCATCATAATGTCCACGACTCAAACCATACCGGCAAAGGCAAGTACAGTCGAGTATAGGAGTTTTGATGCCATGGGACATGTACTCCACAATATTGCTATTGTATAACGGAGTAACACCCTTCAGAGGAAACTTGTAACGGAGCAGAGACAGTAGCTCAGTCTCTCCTGCATGCTGGAATCCCGAGACAAGACCAGCATTAAAGGCATAGGCTCTACTCTGGAGCTCGCCTTGTCCAGGCAAGTCCCAGCTCTTCTGCCCTAGGGATCGAAGGATAACACCAAAGTTCAAAAAGGGGACAACCTCACCATGAATAGTTAAACAAGGTGAGCATTTTAAGAACTGGACCTGATGGATATTCTCACACCACTCGATAGTACATTTCCAACCACAATTGGAGAGGCGTCTCTCAATCTCCACCTTAAGCTCATCAAGTGGAAGAAGTGGAAGGCGGTCGTAAAGACTGACTCCAATGTTGAGATTCGCAATGTTGTTCAAAGTAGTCGTCAATACTGAACCGGAGTATTCGAAATATCCAATCGGCTTAACCCGTATTTTTCTATACCCGTGACCACACACAGCTTCAGACTGGCACTGACGCAACAAGGCTTCCATGTGAGGGCGAGCAACATGTGGGCACATCTCAAGGAGACTCTCAAAGACCGAAGGACCTTGAGAAGAATCACAAGAAGATATATCCATGTTAGCATACACCATCGACACCTTGCCATCAACCAAACATCTGAACGAGGCTGAAGAATCATCACTGAAATATAGAAATACAGGCTCCTCCTTCATCCGTGTAAACCAAGTCGCCAACAATGACATATTGGGGTGACCAATATGGACAATCCGTGCGCCATTCACAAAACATATACATTCCTCCATAGACCTCTTATAATACTCCATGAGCCAAGGCGCACGGAGAGAAGCTTCCGTCGTTAGATCACAAACTACACGTGCATACTTTCCCGGTTTAGCCCACTCAAGTGGTTTCATATTGAGTCTAACAGGCTTAAATCCATAAGTGCCATTCTCATCTGCTGTACAACCAATATCCACAAGATTTTGCCATGCCGCAATACGCAAGGAACGCTTCTGATGCGGCATAAAGGCATACTGCTCATTTAATTGGGTCCAGACATCACCAGCACTTTGAATGTGCTGATTGATTGCCTTACGAACCCTTTCACACCACTTCCTAAAGTGACAACTTCTAAGTACTTCAAGCTGACGTTGATGCAGGTACGCAACACCCACTTTATCATGGAAAAGACGATAAAGAGCAACACCGAGATTGTGGTCAGTCCTCCCAAGGACAATGCCAGAGTGGCAGACTGCTGGACCAAATACTGTACGGTAAGTTGCTGGGAGCTGCTTATTAGTTCTATCAGCGATCTGTACATCGAATATCCCAGTTTCAAGGGCAACTCGAGAGCGCTTATCGAGCCCTCGGAAAAGCCCATTATTGACATACTTAGGTGGCTGAGAATCCCCGACATCGAGAATCCGGAAAACTCCCTTGTGTGTGATGCCGGGGCCAGCGCGTTTAAATCACCTAATGGGACAGTGGTGTTGTCGGCTCCGCAAAGACCATCTTCAACAGTCTGAATCATTAATGCTTGCAAAACTAATCGTGGAAGGTACTTCAAATCCATACCCTCCTGACTAGCAATGTAGCGTATTGAGCGGATGGTGGTCTGTGAAACAGCCAAGGACGCACATCTCCTGAACAAAGTCATGAAGTGTTCTGGATTAACTGGTACTATACGATATGCACAAAAGCCACAGCGACGCAATACAAGATGAGTCGCATCAAATGGAGAGAGCCACTTAACTTCACCCGACAAAAGGCTCCACCAGGTGTAAGAAGTCTGATATAATCTCATCTCATCTAGATCTGTATCCGGTACAGAGGCGTCGGGAAATGCAGCTGGATCTACAGGCGGCTCGGTGTATTGTGTCTGGCTAGGTTGGCCAATGCCTTGAATGGGCTGATCTGACGGGTGGTCAACACCAGCTAAATCCGGCCCATCCGGGGAACCTGCTGACCGAATTGACTGAGGACTTTCTCTGCCGCCATTAGATTGACTAGAGTCAGAACGAGAGCTGGAGGTTGAGAAGGGGGTGCGCGGACGATAGGTCGTATTCCTTGCACTACCACTATTACGTCCACCATAATTGGAAGCTCTCCGTGAACGCGAAGCCTGAACCCTAAGGTTGTTGGCTTCCGCACCACGTGAATTGCTGATGGCGTGGACAATGGTAGCGGGCGTGATAGATTGCGCAACTAGCGAACACAAGTTGTACAAAGTATGAACAACAACAGCCTCAGTAGCGGGACACTCTGCGGTATACGAATGGAGTAAATAAGTATATATAACACCAAAACGCAAGTGTCCGGCGGCGAGACCAAAAATAAGCTGACTAACAATCTCACACCACATTAAGGTCTTCTTGCACTGCTTAACATCGACTGGCCAATGTCTCGCGAGGAGTTCCTCACAAAGCGGGGCAGCCACAAGTATTTGTATATCCGAAGTGACTGCTGGTGAATAGCCAATCAATGAAACAGCATACTGAACGAGACCACAAGTAAGGACGTACCCAAAACTCCAAAGTCCTCGCACTACAACGCTGACTATGGAATCTGACTCAAGTTCATCTATAGAGGCAATGGTGGGATAACCCACTGAGCATGATTGGTGTGCATCACATCGCTGTGATTTTGAATAGATTTCTCCGACACTACCAAACACAATCCAAATGTCAACCTTAACACACAAAATCTGCGGTCTAGGGTCGCTAGAAAATGTGTGAAGGTCGTCACCCTCAGTGATCTCACCATGACTGGAAGCGATTTGCGAATGACGTGGTGCACACAAATACGCACCACCGATAAAGTGACCATCTATCACAATCCAACCATGTGTTGTTTCATGATGACACAAAAACCGGAACACTTCACTGGCAACTGGAAATCGGACAATCTGTTGGTGATGCTGCCAATTAAGATGGCGAGAGGCACACCGTAAAACATCCTGAACATCAGCACCAGACACGTTCCAATATGGACGATGGTCATGAGAACGACCGGATATATCAAGTTGGCGACAAACCACGTCAAAAACGATGTCTACTGAGCAACCGAAATATTCGTAAGTATACACATACTCACTTTCACGCATCATGTGCAAATACGTGTCCATGAGTTGCAGATACCACAATCTCTCTGACGTCACATCATAAGTATGACACCTTGACATAGCTGGAGGGCGAAGAAAGCTGTCAATCACCACATCGTCTAGACCAGTGTACTCTCCGTGTGTGCCGTTGAGCTGGCTTCTACAAACAACTCTTCGGATGACACACCCTACAAAAACAAGAGCAACTATCGTAACACCAAGATACACACATGCCAAAGACGGGGCAACATCAATAGGTTCGAGGTCATCAAAGACCTCATGTTTGACAGCGGGGATACGGTTTGGCTGGGAATCATAAATGCCCAACCCATGTAAGGTTGCAGCGGCTGACCGTAACAAAGCCACTGCAAATAAGTGGGGCCGCAAGACCACAGTAAACTGGGACAGGATGTCCAGCACACCCACAATGCCGAGTGACACAATGTCACAACGGTCTTCTTCTCCCCTGACATCAAAGGATCCGCTTGAGACGTGTGGGGACACGCCCAAGCGG